ATCTGGATTATCCTCGTCTAATTCAAATACAACTTTCCAATAAGGATAAGTTTTTTGAACAAATGTATCATCATCTACCCCATCACTATCGGTATCTGTTTTCTCACCGATATATCTTGCGAAACCTTCAACATCAACAAGTTTAGGATGAAGAGTTAAATCTCCTCTTGCACCACCATTGTTTGTTGAGTCTGTTCCCCAATTTCCGTCAATATAAACTTTATAAGGTAATAGATATTCATCACTTACATAAGTGTAATAACCACTACCACCACTATAAAGTGTTGGAATTCTAAATGAGTGTGGTTCATAATTATCTACTACATCATTAATTCTGAATTGTAATTTAAGTAATTGAACTTGATTTCCGTCTCCATTACCAAATATTTTATCTGGTGTTCCGTCATCATCAGCATCAACTCCGTGAGATACCATAGTTATTCTTAACCAATCGTAATCTGAAGTGGTTGCTGAAGTTTCATTACCATTACTTTGGATACTATCTGTGTATCCTACATTTGAAAAATAAGTTACTTCAAAAGAATAGTCTGTTGAATTGTTTGATGTTTCATCACCCTCAGTCCAACCTGATATATGACTACCTTTAACTACTCGTGAGTTTCCTTGACTCCAAGCATTGATTGCTGTTTCTTGTGTTGTTCCGTCATTCTCTACCCAAGTAATTAAGTCATTATCGAATGCGATATCAAATCTAACTGCAGTTAAATCTGCTCCATTATCATCAATGGTAACTTCTATTTCTAAAATATCATCTCTCCACGAGTCAAAATTATTATTAAGATACGCAGGTTGAGATACATCATCTGCTAAAAATGTTTGTAATTGTACGGTTTCTTGGTTTTTCCACCAATACTCTGGTGTCTTCCACTCACCGATTTGTTTTACTCTTATGATTGGACTTTGTGCAAATACAAAACCAAACATAACTGCTGACATAACCATTTTTTTCATAAGCTGAAACATTGTTTTCTCCGTTGAGTTTTATTCAATAATAAATATAAGATTAAGAAAGATTACGCGTCAAATCTAACGATAAATGTAGTTTCAAATTCGTCAGATAATTTGATAGGTTTTGCTAATTTTGCGTGAACTAATAGTTCCTCATTTTCGTTATACAATCCTACTTGCGTAACATAAGGTCTAAATTCTGAGTGTGTTGTGAAGTTTAATGATTGGGTAGTTGCGTTGTAAAATGTTTTTAAACTTCCTGTTCCTTGTCCACTTGGACTATCGCCGGGTGGTAAGAAGTTAGACATTGAAACCGTACCTACTGGTAAGGTTAAACTACCACTACGACCTGGTGTAGCACTAATGTTTGTTGTTGCATTAAATTCAAAAGGTTTTGCTGATACACGATATTCATACTCATAATGTGTTTGTGTAGATTGATACTTTAAAGTAAATCCTGTAACATCTCTTGCATAAGAACCTGTGTCAGTTAGTGCTAATAATCCTTGTGAATAAAATACATTTCCTACTTCAGAACCACTCCCACGAGTTGCTGCGGCCGAAGATACTCCTTGACTACTATCAAATGAACTTGATTTATATGCAGCAAAACTTGCAGAATGTGCATTGTCAAAAAGATTTCCATCTCCGTCGTCTTTAATTGTGTATGTTTTACCACCTGTTGTTAAACTTAAATCAATTGATTCTGGCTTTATTTCCTCTCCGAATATTTCTCTTGATACATTAATTATTGAAGCTGATGTGTGAAGTTCTCTATTTTGTTTTGTGCTATCATAACCACTAAAAACATTAAAAGGATTTGAAATGTCTTTGTAAAATACTTTATTAATAGTATGCCAACTTGGTAATGCGAAATAATTTGTTGTTATTGAACCTGATGTTATTGTTGTGACTGCGTCTGATGAACTAACATAACTGAACATAGAACCACTACGAGCTTTTATTAACCAAACTCCACTTCCACTATCATTGTTAGTAAAAGTAAAGTTTTTAAACGACTTAAAAGGTTTAATTGAAGTATCTTTTGGGTCAAGATTTTTTAGCATTTTAAAATCCTAAAAATCAAGTTTCACTTTAATAATAGCTTCCCTTGCGTATGAATTTAATAATGGTTTTGATAACTTAGCGATAGCTAATAGCTCATCACTATCATTATAAAGTCCGACTTGTGTGATAAAAGTTTTAGGGTCTTTGAAGAAAGTTCCTTGTGTAAAACTTCCGTCTGAACTTGTAAAGAAAGTTGGATTAGAACTAAAATTAAATTTCTTGTTGTTTACACGAACAAAATAACTTGTTGAACTAATTTCTTCTTCTCTACGAGCTGCGAAGTATTTACCTGTTCCAACCGTTCCTGAACCACTCGTGATAGCGTTAAAGAATCTTTGACCATTGTTATCGTTTGCATTTGTGTTTGTTAAAGTAACAATAGATGCGGATACCAATGTAGCCGGATTTAGTAAAATTAATCCTAAATCAGGATAGAATAATCCATAAGCACCTGGTCCTTGAGCTGTTGCTGCTGTTGCAACTCCATCTGCTACTGAACCACTAACAACATTAAATACTCTACCACCCTCATTTACATCAGGTGAAGTGTTTGTTGAACTATCATCAATCAGACGAATAGCATCTCCTCTATGTCCTGATGGAACTAATAAACTTCCACTACCAAGATTTAACTCCCAATTACCTGGGTCAATCTTTTCTCTCATACGAGCTCTTTGAAAAGATACAAAGTAAAAATCGTGTGATGCTGCGGCTGCTCCTGTAAAAGTAAATTTATCCGTGTTTGGTGGTAATAAAATGTTAGCAAATTGTCTATATAGTGCTGCACTTTCTCTATTTCCTGCAGTTGTATCGGTCGTGTTTCCTAATGAACCACTTCCACCAGAGTGAGCATATCCAATAGCAAATTGAACTTCTGCTGCTGTATCGGAAGCTGGGTCTGTTTTATAAATATCTTTAACATGCGCTGTGATATCTGCTGATGATGTGAAAAATGTTGTTAAAGTTCCTGAACCACCTGACCAGAGTCCACTTGAAACTGTTGTTCTTTGATTTTCAACTATATCGTTTTCTCTATCAAATCTTTGAAATACTGACATTACTTATTACTCCTTATAATTTACTTGGGTCTGCTTTTACAGTAACTGGTATGTTAAAGGTTGCGCCTGTTTCTCTACCTATTACTGTAACATTGGTTTTAGTTTCTTTCGTTGCTGACCTTGAAATAAGTTTTATTGATTTTCCTGTTATGGTCAATGAACGTTTTCTATCTGCTTCATTTAAGAATACTGGTGTAGTTGCTCCTCTACCACCACTTCCAAAAGCTCCACCTTCCGGCGTTATGTTTGCTAAATCTGAATTCTGTAAAACAAATGTAAATGATTTATCAACACCATTTCTTGTGTTTGGTGAAATAGTTTGAACTTGTCCTGCTCCATTGAAAGTTAATTGTGCATTTGGAACTTCCAAGATAGGAAGTTTTGCTGTTTCCTTTGGAAGTGTTGTTAATTTATATCTCATTAACTGATTTTCATCTACAAATGCTTCTAATATAGGCATATTTTCAATCACTGCTCCGTAATAGTTTGAACCATTAGTGTGTGTTGTGTCCCATAAATTATAATCAACTTCATCATCTGCTAATGCAAATTTTGTTATTTTAAATTCGTTCTGCCCTCTTGCCAAAAGTTCACGACCTTTTTTTGTCAAAATTGCGTCTACTGTTATACTTGTGTTGTCTAAAAATCCCATTTTTTATTTGCTCCTGTGGAAATTATATAACTATTCTTATTCATTAATAAATATAAGAAAAGTAAATTTTCCATATGTTTTATTCTGTTCTTAGTTTACTTTGTTCTGAGTCTTGTGTTACTAATGTAGTTGGTGCTACAATCGTTACTTCAACCGGGTCTTTCCCATCAATTGTGTTATTTCTCGTTAGTGTTGTTCCTTGATAAAATGCTCTAAATAATCTTGTATCATATGCCATACTTTGAACTCTTGAAGCAGAGTATTGATAACTACCACTTTCTCTTAGTGCATTACCATCACTTGTATAAAAGAAATTTCTTTCTTCATTGTGCTCTGCTATTCTTGAGTGTGATACATTAGTTTGTAATGCTTGTGTAAAGTGGTCATTTATACCACCAATCTCAACACTCGCTGTTGCATATAAACTTCCAAATTCTTGTTTTGGATTTAACTTATCCAAATGAACTAATGAAGGAACTCCCAATACACCCAACGCATCTGAACCTGATGAGAAGTCATTTAGATTAACTCCACCATTGTAAGTATCATAACTACCAAATGTTTGAACTATATTATCTGGTGAACCGCTAATAAATCTTGTTACTTGAATTCCGTCTTCAAATATATTTGCGTTTTCATAATAACGATTATCAACTTCTGGCTTATCTCCAATTATTTGTTTAGAACGCTCTAATATATTTGGTTCAATCAAAACACCTGTTTGTGAATCTACTCTTGCAGGAAGTAGTGATTTTATTTGTTTAAATATACTTGTATCATAATAACTTAAAATTTTTAAATAATCCCAAAAATTATTTGAATTAGTATATCGTTTAAAATATTCATTTCTTAAATCTCTTAAATCTTTATATTGAACTTTAAATTCATCTCTTGGGTCACCTATGTAATCATCAAAGTTAAAATCTGCTATACTATAAACAATATCTTCATTTACCACATCAACTGGCGAAAAGTAAACACCGACCTTGTTACTATCTATTGGTGCAAAATCTTGTGATGATTTTTCTTTTCTGTTATCTGGCAATAATGGTTGTGTAATTGTAGTGTCTTCAATTCTAATCTTGGTTGCATTTCTACGATTAGGGCCAACATTTGGAACTCTTAATTGTTCTTTATCTACTAATGTTCGTGAAAAGTTTCCTGTAAATCCATTGATACTTGCTCCGATTGAACCTGTTTCGTAAGTTTGTATATGTGCTACATTAGATAATGTAGGAAATGTTTGTAAACTTTTGTTATCGTTCAATTCATAACGAACAAATAAATTATCGTATGATGAAGAATAACTATTTCCGTTGTATGCTTTTGGTGTTCTAACGTGATTATCAAATACACTTGAACTTAATGGTTCGGACCACAAACGATATTCCATTAATGAACCACTAAATTGTGTTCCAAATCTACTACCACTACCACCCAAGAATACGAAACCACTTGAAGTAAATGCTGCATTCAATTGACTACCTGATACATTGTTTGGGTCTGCTACTGCACTTGCTGTGTGTGATGTTAGACTTTGACTATCTTGAAATAATATTGTATTTCTTGTCGCATCATATTGTTTAGTTGTTAATTCATAAACACTTTGACTTTTTGTAGTGTCACTTGGAAGTCGTCCACCAAGACTTGCTCCGTCCGTTCTATTTGCTCCTGCTTTTCTTGTTAACATTACCGACCACATTTCGTCATTGTAAAATGGTAGTAATGATGAAGTAATATATTGTGTTCCTTTGGAACCACTAATGGTAAACTTTAAGTGTCCATAATTATCAGTTGAACCATTGTCTTGTAAAGAAATCCCCCACTCACTTCCTTTTTGTAATATTGCCATTGAGCCAGATGTTCCAACACTATGTGGACTTCTAAATCTAAATTCTAATGTTTCAGGATATCTTGATGTTCCTGCTGTTGTTTTCCAATTTGACTTTATGTATTGTCCTGCTTTAAAATCTGTTGCTCTTGTAAATTTTCTTTTAATCTCATAACTAACTCTTGTTCCTTTATCTGGTCCACCATATTCTCTTACTCGTAGTATTGAACTTGGTATTCCGTAACAACTCAATAACCCCTTAATCGCTCTTTCTGTTCCTTTTGTTTTCACAAAGAAAGGTAAGTTTGCTAATATTCTTTTCCATATTTCCTCAGTAACTTGCTCTTGTGGTAACTCATACAAATCACTTCCATCTTGATTTTTACCTAATAAATACTCTGGTAAATTCAATAAATTATTACCCGAATAAAAATCTAATCCAAGAGACTTTGCATATTCTCTCGCTACATCTTTTGATATACCCTCTGATAATTTTTCTACTCGTTTGTTGACATCAGTTACGGATTTTATATATGTCCACACTTCATCAAATTGTTGTCCAGTCATATCCATAAATTCTAAAAATACATTATTACTATCATCATTAGAAACGTGTCCTGGTAATGAATTTCTTAAAGAATTCATATTATTTTGGTCGTAAGTTGAAGCACTTTTAATCATATTACCATACCAAGATATAGCTTGTGAACTTGTTATAGAATACAATGTATATGGTGATGATGAATTTGTTTTTGGCCAACTTGTATCGTGAAATTGTCCGTCTGAACCACTTCTGTATGATGAACTTTCATAATACAAATAATGTTCAAATGGGTCAAATGAATTTTTAACTCTTTGTCTTTTCTTTTCTAAAAATTGTATTTGTGAAAGTGAACTTGTTACAGTTAATAGAGATGCGCTTGCTGCACTATGACTTTCAATTAGTTTTAATTTTTCCCTAAAATTACTAACTCTTCTCTCTGCATTTGAAAAGTTTACAAAGTTTCCAAAACCTGTATCATCTATTTCATCAGATTCTGTTGTTCTTTTTTGATAGTCAATGTTTGGTTGAACATTTAGTAAACTTTGTGATAATATCTTTTGTTCTATTCTATTCGTATCATCTGTTGTATCACTAATTAAATTATTACGATTTTTGTAATTAGTCCCTTGAAATTCGAGTGTTGGATTATATGCTAACTCCGACTCAAATTTAGGTAATCTCATATAGATTCCTTCTTTTTCTTTTTCAATAAAAGGTTCTAATCTAATAGTGTCGGTGTAATCTGGCAACCTTTTTTCTACAAAATAAAGTCTATCAAGTAAACTAACATTATCACGAAGTGGTTGTTTTGTTTTTACAATTCTTGATTTTCCGTCCACACCCAATACATCATTTATAACTAAACAATATTGGTCATCTTTGACCATATATGTTTTAAATCTTTCTAAATTACTTTTTCTATAAACTACTTTCCAATTTGGGAACTTTTTAGATATGTCATCTTCCCCAACGTGTTTGACTTGATTCACTCCGTCATTATAAGATAGTGAAACTCTAATACGATTACTATCCAATACTTCTGTGATAGTTGCTTGATAGTCTCTTGGTTTTAATTTTTTTGCTACATCAGCTGCTGTTGTTACTTTTTCTCTTGCAGTTGTAGATGAACCAACACCACTTTCAGTTTCAATTTTTTTGGTGGTTGTATTGACTGCAATTAATTTTTCTAATCCGTCTTTTCTTAGTAAGTCGTTTGTTTCCTCACTTGATTGAAAACCAAGTGAAGCGTCAAATGTAGAAGCTTCATCTTGTCCACTTTCAACATATTGTTTAAATTCTTCTCTTAATGCTTTTACGCCGTCTGGTGGGTCTTTTGGGTCAAATCCTGCGTCTTTGATTGGGTCATTAATAAATTTTCCATCAGGACCAACTTCTTCTAATACCACACCTTTTGGTCCAATAACAGTAGTTACTTGACTTACTTCTGTCATATCTTCAATATAGATACCTAATGGTTTTGGTTCAGCTGGATATTTTACTACTTGACTTTCAATTGGTTTAGAGTATGTTCCAATTTTAATTACATCAAAAGCTTTTTCTCTTGCCTCTTCAATTTCAAATTTATCAGCAGATTTATTTTTCTTGATTTCAATTGATTCTTTTATTTGTGCTAAAGCACCACCTTGTTCATCTAATGGACTTTTTTTAATTTCTATTTCTGATTTTAATCGTGGGTCTGGTTTTGGTTGTTCATCAAACTTAACAAACTTTGATAAGTCAGAAGTGGATATTCCTGTGAATTCTTCTTTTATATCAGTCTGTGGCAATTCAACCTGTATACTCAAGTCTGGTGATATATCAATAATTTCTGCTTTTGTTTCTTCAGTATCATCTGATATTTCAGGTGGTAATTCTGGATTAACTATTTGCGTATTGGTTTGTGTTTGTTTGACTGGTGTTGCTTCAATTACTGGCGCTGGTTGTTCTACTACTAATTGAGAAACTTGCTGAATAGTTTCAGCAACTGAATTTTTAGTTTGACCTTTAGTTTTAGTTGAAGCACCACCAACATTTCGAGTTTGTTGTGGTTCTATTCCTATAAATTTTCTTTCGTCTGCCATTAGTATTGCTCGTTTGCTCGTTCTTGTAATGCTCCGTCCGCTAATGCTCTTTCATTTGGGTCGGGGTCATTTAGTAATATTTCAATCAATTCTGCTTCTGTGTAATCTAAGAAATCTGTTGCAGCTCCAGCGTTAAGTTGTTGTTGTAGATTTCCACCAAATTCTTCTTCAAATGTATCTACAATGTCTTCATTGTCCGTATCTTCATTACCTGTAATTTTATACATATTCGGAATTATTATTTCTGCTCCAACCATATTTTGAGTAAATCCTCTATCCTTTTCATCTATATCAAATTCCAAAATATATTGGTCTTGTTGATGAAATTTTATTGCTCCTGCGCCATTTAAAGTAAGTGGTTTATACTCTATCAATTGATTAATTTCTTTAAAGTCAGTTCTGTATTCTTGGTTTGTAACTTTTTCATCTATTTCAATTTTCATCTCTGTTCTATCAGGAGAAGTTTCTGTTAAGATATATTTTAAATCTCTTGGAAAAAGTTCAACTTCTTCAACTCTCTCGTGTTGCTGTGTTTTATCATCATTGTATTTAGTGTAATATCTTCTTACACCATTGATATTTTTTACTTGATAATCTCCTGTCCAAACTTGTCCGCTTCCGTCTACTAATATTATTCTTTCTCTACCTGCTAATCTTCTTAAAAATTTGTAAACTACCTTATACTCTCCCTCAACCAATCCCATATCTCTAAGGTGTTGACCAACATTAATGTCAATAAAATTACCACCATTTTCAAGTTCTACTTCACCCAATGATAAAATTTTTGTTCCCAATAAATTAGCATTATCTGCTGATGTAGAGTCGGGTGAATAAACGTGAAGTGTTATAAAATCATTTACAGTATCTCTACCAAAACTACTATACACTCTCTTTTGGTCAAAATATGTGCTTCTTTCTGCTTGTGTAAATCCGTATTCTCTCATTACTCGTTTGCGTCTTTCTTAGTTTTATCTTTGATGTATGGAAATCCAAGTTCTAACCATATTTCTTGTCCACGCCTTATTCTGTATATATGATTTTCAATTACCTCATCATATGTAAAATTCTTCAAATCTCTTTTAGCTCTACTATATCTACTTTTTTTACCAAATATTTTATCTTTTAATTTTAATTTCCAATTTACAACTTTTCTTTTTTTGTTAAGTCTAAAAGCTTTCCAACCATCAGCGTTCTTTCCACCTTGGTTTGCCTCTTGTTTAAAAAAGTCTAATATCTTGTTATGTAGTAATTCGGTTGACATAAGTGGTGTATAACTTTCATCAAAGTATACATTTACAAATTGTATTAAGTAATCCCTTAAAGTTGCTTGAAACTCAACTTCACCTTCTGTTTCATCACCAGATTCATCTCCATTATCAGTATCACCATTATCATCTTCCGTTGGTTGAAAGTAATATGTAAATGCATTATCTAATTCACCTGTAAAAAATTGTTGTTCGTTTAGTATTCTGACATTTTCTAAATCTCTTTCTGCTGATGATGATACATTTGAAGTGCTTTGATAAGAGACTAACTTTCCGTTTTCATCTCGTAATGGTTTGTTAGCATCAGCTGAACCTGATAATTGTTGTTTAGCTTTTAAATCTCTAATATTATTTTCGAACTCTATTAAATCACTATCAAGTTGATTTCTATAAAAGTCAGATTTAAGTTTTGCTTCTTCAAGTGAATATGGCATTTTATTACCTCACTACTCTAAATTCATATTCATCATCATAGTAGTTTTCTTGTTCATCTGTTGTTCCACTTCCACTAACTATTTTGACACAAAGACGATAATTTCTTTCTGCTTGTAATCCGTTCATCCATACATTAAAATAATTACTTGTTGAATCACAACTAATTTTTGAACCTGTTCCAAATGGAATTATAGTTTCTTCTGTTTCTGCGTCTTTAATTGAGTAGAAAGCAGAAGCGCTTGGTAAGTATTTAATTGTTAATTCTGCTGGTGTTGCAGCAAAGGTAGTAGTTGGATATAATTCTCTACCAACCACTCTTAATTTAACTTTTGAACCCTCTTTGTATTCTGTTCTTAAATTTTGAAAATAAACTTTTAATCTTTCTAAATCTGTTGATGTTAGTGGTGATAAACTTCCTGTTGACCAAGAACTATCGTCCCACATAACTTCTAACTTAGGTGGATAGATTGTATGTGTTTCTCTTGAAAAGTATTGTAGATTTCCTAATCTTGTTGAACTACTTTCATCTTTTGTTGTATCACTATTAGGATTAAATGAAAAGTCCATTGAACCCGTGTATAATGATTCTCTTTTAACTAAAAAGCCCCTGTTTGGAAACAAAGATGAAGAATAAATGTGTAATTTAACTAAATCTGTTACATCTGCTCTAATATCTTTTTTATCAAATGTTATTTGATATGATGAACTAACTTCTAATCCTGTGCCTTGACTACCTGTCCACCAAGAACCACCGTCAGTTAATGTTGAAGTGCTTACCCAAGGTGTTTCGTTTTCGTGGTCTCTGTATTGATAACTTACTCCATTTTGAGTTACTGGATTGTGGTCAAGTTTTCCTGAACCTTGTTTCCAATCACTACCACTAACCATATACACAAATACATTTTGTTCTGCTTCAACTTCTTCTGATGTTGCGTCAAATAAATTTAAATAATACTTTGCCGTAGAAGGAATTCTTCCGTCTATAATGGATTGTGATATGTAAGACAAATCAAAGTCAATTAATATTCTTGATATATTTCCAATTGTTCCGTTATCATTAACTACTTTGTTAATTTCTAATACTTCGTCTTGACCAGTATTAATGGAAGCTGTTGTTCCACCTGAATAAATTGTTGCGTCTCTTTTTCCAAATTCAAAATAATGCATTACATATCTCCTACTACTCTACCCTCAATGTCTGTGTTGGGGAATTTAATTTCAAATATCGCTGGGTCCATTGATGGATATATAACTCCTTCTTTTGTAGCTGCCTGTAAATCATAAACATTTCCACTATATCCAGCTGAAACTAAATGTTTGTTTTCAATTACTATCAAATCATTATTTGGATTATTATCTTTTGGTGGAACTACCGATACCACGCCGTCCACTAATGAAATCTGATATGCTAAATCACTTAATATAATTGGTTGATTAATTTGCCACTTCTCAACTCTAAAAAAGTCTCTAACTCTAGCTATTGCTCGTCTTAATATAACATTTGCATTTGTTCCTCTTTTAGTAGTGATTGCAAATCTTACTCCAACATTGATAACATATCCGTCTTTGATATTGATAGCGTCTGTTAAAATTCTATATTGTGAAAGGTATGTTTTTAAGTTTCTTTTTACCGCTGTATTTAATGCTACGAGTTTTCTATTAGTGTCGTATCCTAAACAATATAAGTTTAACGCTAATGGATTTGGTATCACATCATCATTTTTAACTTGTCTTATTTCTCCGTCAATAACTTCTAATTGTCCTGCCTCTAATTGTTCATCTTGAACAATGTATGCTTTTGCTATATTACCAAACTTTTGTGGTAAATTATAACATCTTGTAATGTAGTCTTGTCTCGTTACTGCTCTATTTTGTGCATTAAAGTAAGCTCCTGCATTTTGTTTTATTTCTATAATGTTTTCACCACTTGAACCACCAGAAGAAGGTAAGTCATTAAATACTCTTAAACTCTGTTCTGATGTGGTAGCGTTGGCTTGATTTAAATTAGTTTTATCTAATGTATAGGTTAATCTATTGAATCTCGTAATATCGTTTGAAGGAACATTGTGTTCAATCGCACCACCAAAAGTATATTCAACGGTAAGTGTTGTGTTAGCAGGTGCTAATCCAAATGTTTGTGTTTTTAAGAAATTACTTGGGTCGAAACTTTCATCTAACCTTGAAACACCAAAACCTAATGATGAACCAACATTATCAGGATTTGGTATTAAATCTTCATCTGCATTATCACTAACACCTGCTCCAAATCTCAATTCCATTCTATCATCTTCCGTGACATAAGTTGTAAATCTTCTAGCAGTCTTAATTAATTTTAATAAATAAGGTGTATCATTTTGATATGTTGATAAACTCGGGTCATTCAAAGAAGTATTTTCAACACTATCAAATACGGTATCTTGTGCTAAGAAAGGAACTTCATAATATTTGTTATTATTACTATCAATTACCGAAACAACTTCTGTTGGTTTTGCGTTCTTTAAAACTATCTTGTCAAACTTTTTAGCACTTGTAAATGTAAAAGTTTCAACTGCTCTTTTACCAGATTGTGCTAATACTTTTTTTCTTAATCTAAAATTAGTTGGAACATTTCCTGTTGCTGGTTGTAGTGTTTCTATTTCCATTGGGTCTAATGAACTTGACACTTTAAAGTTTACCGCATCTAATAAATTAAATTCTACTCCGTTTCCTGCTAATACAGTACTATTTGCTTCTACAACACCTGCGAAAGTCAAATCTGGTTTTGAAACTGCGGAAGCTCCTGTGCCAGTTGTTGTTGCAGGAACATCAACTTCAACAGTTAATTCTACGGTAGCTGGTGTTGCTAATCTTGGTTTATATCCGTAAGACTGAGCGATAGATAATATGTTCTTTTTTTCCTCTGCGTGTTGTAACATTGTTTCTCTGAATTGATTATCAACATAATAATTCAATACATCTCCAACATACGCTGCCATTTCTATAAACATCATACCTGGTGATGCTTCGTTAAAATCGTTGTATGAATTAGGAAAATAAGTTTTAGCAAACTCAATTAGATTTTGTCTTATATCAGAAAAATCTCTACCAAGATAACTAACTTCTTTCTTTACTATTTTTTTACTTGTTCCGTAATCTATTTCTTTTGCCATTTATGTTCTCCGATTCCTAATACTGCGCACCCATATTAAATTGTAATAATAATGAATCAAATATATCAGGTTGTAATGCTACTGAAAATTCTAACTGAATGTTCAACTGATTTGAATCGTCGACTGCACTACCTACAAATATATCGTTTATTATAATGTAAGGTAATTGTTTACTAACCGCTTCTCTAATAATCTCATCAGCTTTATTTGATATTTCAGCTATATTTTGGTCAAACAAAATATCAATAAGGTTACAACCAAAATCTGGCTGCCCAACCCTTTCGCCAGGCGTGGTAAGTAATAAATTTCTTAGATTAGATTTTGCTTGTTCCAATACGGTCTTTGTTTGATTAAATAATCTTCCTTCAACGTTGAATCCAAGTGGAAATCCAATTCCAACATATCTATCGTCATCATTATTTATTGCTTTTACAGCGTCTGTGTATGCGTCTCTATTCATTTATTAAGGTCTAAAGGTTTCTTTCTTTTTGTTTATTGCTTTCATCAATCCAGAATAATCACGAGTTAATGCGTTTTGAACATCTTCTGGCACTTGGTCTACTGAAACACCTGCTTTCTTGATTGTATCAACTGCTGCCATTTCTCTCGCTCTTTCTTTATTACCACCACGACCTAAATCTCCGTATCCTAATACTTCTGCCATATTGTCAGAACCTAAAACACCACCGCCCAATGAAGGATATTCATCAGTTTGACCTGATGTTCCTAATGGATTTGTGTTGTTCAATACTTCATTTAACGCTGGGTTTTTTGAATATTGTTTTTTAGTTTTCTTGACAACCTTTTTAGGTGTGGGTGTAGAAATCACTTCTGATAATTTGATTTCTTTTTCTTCATTAATAAATATCTCGGTCAGTTGTTTTTTAACTTCCTTACGAACAACTAATTCAATTATATTTTTTAATTTACTTTTGTTCATTACTACTCCTGTTTTGTTAATTTTAAAATCTTTCCAAATGATTTCATAGTTTTTAAATCATCTTTACCTGTTCCTGCTTCTGCTAAATAGTTTTCAATAGCAGCAAATACTCCATTTTCTTGTGCGCTTTCTATGTCTTTACCACTAACACCTTTATCTTGTGCGATAGATAAAGCATCATTAGCTCCTGGTATTTTACTTAATTGTTCTTCCCCTATATTTTGTAATACTTTTAATAAAGATTTTCTATCACCTGCATTTATAGCGTCGTTAATTTGTTGTGCTTGTTTTATCACTTGTTCATTATCTTCAACAAATTTTTCTAATTTTTCTATATTACCTTCAATGTCTTTTGCAAAAGTTTCTATATCCCCAACTATACTTTTAAGTCCACCAGGTATTGGTAGAGCTGCAGCAATCTCGGAAGGTGTTTTTGTAGTCAACACATCTTTTTCTAAAAATTCTAAATTTGTCGTTGCTTCTATAAAATCTTTTGCACCCTTTAATCCCTCTACAATTTTCTTTATTCCAATAGGACTTGGTAGTAAAGGAACACCTGCTGTTAATCCTTCAAACACTTTTAAAACTCCAAAGTTTTGTTTTAGTAATCCTGCCATATTTAAACCTGGAAATGGAATAGCATTTTCTTTTGTCTTGTTGATAATCTGTCCACCATTTTTACTAATGTCATTTGTTATTGTGTCAGCTTTAATGTTAACACCACCATTAGTATTTTCAATATCTACTTTACTACCTTTAATTAATACATTTCCCTCTGCAAATATTCCTATGTCATTTTTTTTAGCGTTCAGTATAATTCTATCAGAATCAAAATTTAGTTGTTGTCCACTATAATCCAAATCAATAAGTTCAGAAAATTTTAGTGTTGGTAGTGAATAACTAACTTTTTGGTTATTAGTCATTCTAATTTCTGTATTGGCATTTCTTATACTTATAGAAGGTGAATTTAATTTTGGCTGTGCACTACTCAATTTTATTGAATTATTAAATCTTCCTTGTATTATGGTGTCACCCTCATCTAACTCCTCTCTCGCTCCTAACTCATCTATAAAATTTGAACTATTAAGATTTTTAGAATTACTTGTATTACTTATATTAAATTGTTGAGAGTTAATTCTAGCTGGTGTAGGATTTACATCAGAAAAATAATATCTTTGTCCTAAAAACTCAACACCGATTACTACCTCACCAGCAACTGGATATTGTATTACATTTTGACTTAGTGGATTAAATGTGTTTAGTTCTGAAACTTTTTTATCGTGTTCTGAAATAACATACCTACCCCGAATACTTCCGTCAGTATTAAAACCAACAACTTCAACTGGTTCCATTTCAAAATCAGTTGATTCACTCATTACTTGTTTAATTAAAAGCTTAACCTCATCTGTGGTCATCATTTTATTTGATAACTGACTGGACTCTCCACCACCGTCCTTAATGATTTTATACGCCATTAGTTTCCTTTGTTAATAGATTCCAAGACTTCATCTTGTTTTGTTTGTAACTCTTGAACATCTGTTTCTA